TGAACATTGAGGTCGAGAGCCTAACCGAGGCCGTCAACAGCACGAGCACTGAAACCGGCCCGGTCGATACTGACATAGACGCTGACTTCAATGTTGGCGAGGTCTCCGCGGGCGAGGATACTCAGGTTCGCGAGCTTGCAAAAAGACGCGGGCTTGATGTTGATGGCAGCCGCGAAGTCGCATTCGTTGCCCGGGATACTGAAGGTAACGTCATTGGAGGAGCCTTCCGCTCGTTCAACAAGCAGACAGGCGAGTACAGCTTCGATGTGGTTGTTGACGAGAGGTCTGAGAAGAAGGGTGTCGGCTCGAGACTTCTGGATGCAGTCAGGCAGATGCCGGACAATGTCAGGCAGAACCCGAAGTCGAAAATCATGGTCGACGTGGTGAATCCTGCAATGCGCAGGATGCTTACCAAGCGTGGATACAAGGTACACAAGGAGCTCGGCGGCGACAGGGTCATAATGACCCCAAAGAAGCCCAAGGTTAAGCCAAAGACTCAATCGACACAAGACACCGGAGCCCCAGTGAACGTGTCTGAGAGGGCCGCAATGGAGGCATTGGCGGGGCGTGTGAGCCCGGGCCGTCAACAGAGGATTGTGCAGCAGGCTGCAAGGGCCATGCAAATAATGAGCAAGGTGTTCCCTCAGGCCCAGATTTTCATCCATGAGGATTCTACCTCGTACAATGAAGCGATGAAAACGGAGAAGGGCCGGGCGGATTCTGCCGGAAACATCTCCAGAAGGGCTGGCGGAAAGTTCAGGATTGACATCAACTTGGGGATTGCAAACGAGCGGACTGTCCCCCACGAGCTGGCGCACGCGATGCTGTTCAAGGCATTCGGGGACAATCAGGCCTTGTTCAAGGAGTTCCGGGACAAGGTGTCGAAGATGCTCTCGGCTCAGGAAGACTTTGAGCTCAGTCAGTTCGCTGAATTGTATGGGGAGTCCGAGAGCCACGAAGAGTTCATCGTGGAGCTTGCTGCCATGCTATCGAACAGGCAGGAGCTGCTGACACCATCGCTGATTAACAAGCTGGCAATGCTCATCAACAAGGTGGTGAACAGGCTGACAGGCGGATGGGTCCCGTTCAAGGGAGCAACCACCAAGGCCGACATCGTCGAGTTCCTGAACACGTTCACCACTACGATGAACGAAGAGGTGGTCGAGGAGCAGCAGGCAGTAGAGCAGGGTCTTTCAGTTTCTATTGGAGGGCCTGTAGAAATAAGTAGGAGCTCTATCTCAGGACCTAAGCTAAATTTCAGCGAAAAAGCAGGAGAACTTTCATTCGTTACAGACAAATTCAAAATTGACTTTGCTTCTCTTGTTGAAGAAATCGCAAGGGAGAAGAAAAAGGTATGGTTTTGGATGGCAGACCAGCTAGGAAGAGGTTACTACTTTGATGAAAAGATTGGTGACAATCACTATTTGGATGCAGGACCAAGTTTTGCATTAGACCCTGACAATATAAAGGAAGGGGTTCTGTGGGCGAGCGGAGTGCAATCCAAGTCACTGAATAGCATGTCTGAGAAGGCAGACTATATCTTCTTCATAAGCGGTTCCCCTGAAGCGTCTAAACTATTCAATAAGAGCGTTATTGATTTGTTCATAAAGAGAATCGAGAAGAACGCAGACTTTGAGACGTTCAAGAATGCCATATTGGGATTCTCTGGAAAAGAAACAAATGAGCTTAAGGCTATGAGAGCAATCCTAGAGCCATTGAAATCATTTGAAGAATTCAGGGAATCAACAAAAAGGAAAGAATTCATGGTCGCTGTCGAAGCAATCAAAAAGCTGAAGACAATGCCAAAAGGCTCACTCAAAGAGCTGCTGAACGGATTCGACATATTTGTGGACCTAAATGAGCTTAGGGATTCATTTTACAGGGAGAATGGATTCAGTCAGAATGACATCATGCTTGTAGGAAAGCCAATGGGCGTAGGCAAAAAAGCAAAGCACTCAACATACCTTAACGAGCTGATAGGCGAAGTTGTAGGTGTCCCTGATATTAGAGTGAACGCATGGAGTCTGATGCCAAATGAAATCAAGTCTAAATACCAAAACCTTATTGGTAAAGAGGAGAAAAGCCAACCTGTAATAACAAAGATTGTAGCAGCAGAACAGGGGAAAATACATGAAATCTCTGTGCCTGACGCTGTAGTCTCCAAGGCGCAGGTCGTGCATGACGAGACAGGGTTCATCACTCCGGAGTCGATGATTCAAATCGTCGCAAACAACAACCCGAACTACCTCGGTGGCGTGATGAAGCACATCCAGACCATGGGCGAAAAACTAAGGAATGGTCTTGTTGATTCCAAGGATGTTGCAAAGTCATACCTGATGTCCATCTCGTCAATACAGACAGGCCCTATATCTGCCAAAAGATTCATCAATAGCTCCGGAAAAGACATACCGGGATTGTTTATAGAATCAGATGGAAGGATTCGCCCTGAAGGTGCAATGGCTTTCTTGCTAACAACCAAAGAGGGTAAGATGTTCCTTGAAAATATTGAGCGCGGAAAGGTTTCTGATGCCGATGTGAACTTCTTTTCATCAGCGATGAAGCCTTTTGGCTTTTGGGGCAAGGGTGAATCAAAATACAAAAGCGTATTCGGAGCTCCAAGCTCAGGTCAAATAAACATTACCAACATCAACGAGTTCAACTCGCTTTTAAAAGGCGGTATTATTGACGAGCAAAAGCTGTTTGATTCAATCAGCAAACTCAAGGGTATATCTCAAGGCAAGGTTGGTTTTGTATCAAACTTCTTGGGGATAGGAACCAGAGGCGTAATCGACACCAGAGAAATCAAGGGATGGCTAAGGGGAGCGATATTTAAAGGAGAAATATCCACAACGGAGCTCGAGATAACGAAGACCCTTGGGAAGTCTTCAAAAAAACTGAACGACCTTCAGACTGAAATCCTGAAAAGGATGGAGATGGTAGGCAATGCGTTTGGAGTCCCAAAGGAGCTTGCAGGGTACATCGGCCACCACATGGTGTGGGATGCTGTGGCGAACGAGCGCACGACCCATGAAGGCCTGTATCTTGCCATGACACAGACCGAGGAGGAATACAATTCTAAGCTCGAGGAAATCATCTCAAAGTCTCAGAAGTCGACAATTCAGCAGGAAATGACGACCGATGAACAGGTGGTATCGTTCTCCCAGCAGCCGTTCGGGGTCAACACGATGCGGAGCATCATCAAGACCGGTCGTGCGAACGGGTATTCGGACGCAGCCATCAAGCAAGTGCTCAGAAACAAGGGTTACAAGGTCGCTGACATCAACGCGGAGATGATAGTAAACGTCGACCCGCTTACTATTCTCCCGGCTGAATTTGCAGATGTCGAGGGTGGTGTCAGGGAAGGCCGCAAGCTGTTCAGCAGGACAAGGCACAAACTTGCCCAATGGGCGAAAAGCAGCAAGAGAAAGCCGACCCCAATCCAGACACGGGCCATGGCAATCGAGATGCTCAAGGCAGACCCGATTTTCATTGCCCAGAACAAGACCACGCAGATGAAGCTCATCGCTGCATTCGACAGCAGTGTGAGCAACCCGGTTGGGGTCAGAATCCAACGAGCCATGGACCGGCTTGTAGCCGACCTGAAGAGCAAGCAAAGGGTAATCGCAGAGAAAGAGCTCACCGCGGCCAAGGTAAGGCTCAAGAACATCGTCAGCCAGATGTTGCCGGGGGTGGATGTGCTGTCCGCAAAGTCTGCCGAGCAAATCATGGGCATCATCGCAAACGCGACACAAGACTCGCTCTTGGTAGACTTGGAGAAAATCGCCACGCTCATCGATAAGCAGCGCGAAAAGATGCGAGCAGAATCTGTCAGGAAGATGCAAGAGTTGCTCAGCAAGAAGGCCAAGAAAGCCATGACCTCCAGCGGCAAGGTACGCAGCGGTGGCCTTGACGAGATTGGACAGTCGTTCTTCGAGGTGGCTAAGAAAATCTACAACTCGATGAAAGGCGACAGGGCCCTGTATGACAAGTATGCCAAGGATGTTGAGGCCGCAACAATCTCAGGTGACCTTGGTGATATCTTCATCAAGCAGCAAGCCGGGGAGCCATTGACGCTCGCGGAGTCTGAGCTCGCTGATGCAGCTGTTGCGCTTGACATGTTCGAGGATTTTAATTCCATGGATGTCGAGCAAGTCAACGACATCATCGAGGTGCTCGAGACCATGCGCGGAGAATCCATCAAGCGTCTCAAGGTCGCACGGGCGGTTAGGTCAGAGGGATACAAGAACCTCGCAGACGCTGCCGAGCGTCAGGTCATGGCCATGGCTCCGGAGCTTTACAGGCCGGACGGAAGCAGACGTGACGCGGTGCAGGAGCAATCTCAAATCAAGAGCCTGCTCCTAAAGGGCCGGGTGTTCAAGTCGCTGAAGAAGCTCAAGGAGCGTTGGAAGTACATGCCGGGGATGGGCATCAAGCAATACCTGAGGGCGCAGTTGCTGCACCTTCACTCGTTCTGCAACGACATTGACGACCATTCCCGCGGGATGACATTCTTCACGGACAACGTGTACAGGCCGCTCAACCGGGCGATAGAGAAGGCTCAGGCCGGATACTACAAGCAGATGAGCACGCTTGACTCCATGGCTAATACAATCCCGGGGGTCAGGAACGGATACACCCAAATCAAGCGGATGGTTTCCGATGGAAAGGTGATTAAGGTCGTGATGGGTGCTGGTGTCAGGAAAGTGGAAAAAGGCGGGAAAATAATCGAGCAATTCTTCTCCGAGGGTGAATCCCTCAACATGACCAAGAACATGATGCTCAGGGTTTATGCGCTGTCGCTCAACAGCACCCAGCGTGCCAAACTTGCGAACATGGGCTTCAACGACAATGTCATCGAGTTCATCAAAGGCGAGCTTGGTTCTGAGCCTGTGGCGTTTGCAGACCTGATTGTAGAGTACCTCAGCGATGACTACTTCAACTCCGTGAACGACATCTACAAGTTCGTGAACAACGTCAACTTGGGACACCAATCGAACTACTTCCCGACAATCACAAAGCCTGTGTCGGTAGACAAGAGCATGATTGAGGATGGTGACTTCAACGGGATATTCAATGCCGAGACATCACCATCCCTGAAAGAGCGTGTTGACACTACAGGTGAGGTCGACATCAACTTCGACTTCACGGAGGTCCTCGAAGAGTACTTCAAGTCCATGGAGAGGTACAAGGCTTTCGCCACGACGGTGAAGAACCTGAATGCTATTTTCAAAAACGGAAGCGTCGACAACTACATCACGCAGCTTGGCATCAAGCCTGTGATGAAGAAACTGGTCAACTATGCCGTGAACCCGAATGCCGGGGCGAAGAGGACCAGTACCTTCTTATCCAAAATAGCAATCAAGTACACCGGAGTTGCTCTTGCATTCAAGCTGATGCAAATCCCGAAGCAGATGATTTCGTCCTTCCCGAACGCATTCGAGGACTACAGCTACTTCGGCAAAGACTCTAAGGTCCCGGGGGTAATCAAAACTCCTGTCGACATGCTGATGTTCACGCTGGACACAGCTGTCGTATTGGCCACGCTGCCAAAGTGGATGAAGATGGCATACAAGGAGTCGGCCACGTTCAGGAAGAGATGGGACGACGGAGTGGATGGTGACATCTACGGAATCACAGGCGGCAACAGGGTCTACGTCCCGATTGACAAGGCCATGAACTGGAAGGGATACCTTAGGAGAGGAGTCAGAAGGGCGAGCGGCATGCCGACCATGATTGGTGACTTCGGTGGTATCGCGGCATATCTCGTGAACTACAGGAGGGACATTATGAATGGCATGAAGAAAGAGGATGCCCTTGAGAAGTTCAACGACTACAACGCAACTGCGCAGAGCAAGCGAGAGACGGAGAAGAACTCTCTTCAAATGTCGAACAACGAGCTCACCCAGTTCTTCACGATGTTCTCTAGCACAGCGTTCCTGCAGATAAACAAGTGCTACATGGCATGGAACAACATGGAGAAGAGTGTTTTGGGCAGTGGCAAGCCGCCTCGCGCCAAAGACATGAGAGCATTTGTTATTAACTTCGGCTTATCAAACGCCCTGTTCATCGCTGCTGCAAACATCGTCAAGCTGATGAGCGGAACCAAGGAAGACGAGGAGGAGGTTCTTGACAAGATGAAAGAAGCTCTCATGGGAATAGAGCTCCTGAAGCAGATGCCGGGATTTGGTGCTGCCGTTGAGAAGAGCATGAACATCTACGAGCTTTGGAATGCAGGCACACCAGAAGAGAAGGCCGCTGCAAAGAAGAAGCTGTTCAGGACATCCAGCGATGCACTCGACCCGCTTCTGAGTATTGCCCAAAGGGTTGAGAAGGGGGCAAAGGACGAAGACATGACATTGGCTGCAAAACCAATATTTGAATTCCTTCTCGGCACATCGATTGACCCTGCGATTGGAATCTACAAAGGCTTCAACGAGGGCTTCAACGAAGATAACCTGTACGACATCATCGGGGTATCCAAGTCCTACAGGCCAAGCGAACCTGAGCCGTACAAGCCACCGAAGCAGATGAGCAAGGAGAAGCTGGAAAGGTACTACCCAGAGGTTTACGAGGAGCAGTACGGGAAAAAAGATGAGCAATACGATGGCCAATCAGAAATCGATGCAATCCTCAAGGAGCAAGAGGAGCTGATACAGGAGGAGATGGACAACGCCTTCGGATACGAAAAGGATAAGTAACGGGCAAAAAAAAAAGGGAGGTAACCTCGAGGTTACCTCCCTTAATCATCGAGCAAGACTCAGGATTATTCCGGCAAAGACTCCGGACAAGACCCCGATGACCGCGCCCAGTGTCACCACTATGGCAATCACGGCGACCACTGCCTTAATCGGGTCTCTCACGACAGCATCTTTGCAACGGTGAACACGATGAGTGTAAGCTCGTTCTGGTCCTCGGCAATCTCTGACATCTTCTCAAGCGTCCTAGAGACTGATGTCTCTCCGCTTTTGATGATTTTAGTGAGTCTTTCTGCGAACACCTCCACTCTTTCAATCGAGACACCGAGTGCGCTTTGAAGGTTTCCACGTTTGTGGTCAACGTCCTTTAATTTGAATTGTGACATACTGATTTGAGTTGAATCATTTCCCGGCCATTTACATTCTTCCATGCCACACACCCAGCACTTGGCCTCTTCACCGGGGTAGCATATTTCTGATTTCATTGTGAGTGGGCGGGGAATCGAACCCCGCATTTACACCAAGTTGGACTCGAACCAACGAACACAGCGCACCATGTTCAGCACCATGCACCACTCTCGTTGCGGGTCAGGGATTCGAACCCCAATCTCCTGTAAGGAACGCTGCCCAAGCCGGTATTCATTCCCGGTTACGCCAACCCGCAAGCCAATTACTTCTTCGTAGATTTACCACCCTTGCCGTTACGGGCCCGGTTGGAAGAGCGAGACTCCTTCACTATTTTCCCGGACGATGTATGGGAGGCATCGAGCCCATCGCCATATCCACCGGTCTCCCGGTTGTGCTTGTTCAGCTCAGCCCTGTACTTCTTCCGGGCATCTGTCGAATGGTACTCTTTGTTGTACTCGTTCTTCTTCTTCCGGGCCTCCGGATTGGAGGCGAAATACTTGGCCGACTCAGACTTTCCGGTGCTCTTGCCAGCGAGGGAGTTTCGTTTACTATTTTGCATCTACAAGTGTTTGTTGAAGTTTAACAAGTGCCTTCAGCATCCTCATTTCTGACTCATATTCAGATTTCAGGATTGCTGATGTCATCTTGAACGTAATGTAAGCAAGCTCGTTCACGTTTTCAACAAATTCTGAAACTGATGAGATACAAACGAGAGTCAAATTTGCTCCGTTTTTAACTTCCTCGTGATGAGAATCAACAACCTCATTCATTTTCTTGATAAGAAATTCCATTCTCTCGTCGCTGACAAGGAATGACTTGTTGATTTCGTCCGGTGTGATGTCCACGTTTACTTTGAAAGGCATAATCTTGAATTCCATTTGATTGATGTTGAGTGTTAGAAAAATACCGGCACGCCACATAGGCGGTGAACGTGCCGGATGAAAAAAGTTGGGTCACAAAATCCAGAAAAGAACGGTTATGTTGTGACCGGGGAGGGAGTCGAACCCTGCCCCGGCCAAGGTGGCCCGTGTAATGCGACCACGGGCCGACAAAAAAAAAGAACGAGACCTAAAATCTTACATACTTGAAGCTCTTGCTTTTGTCGTAGACCGCAATGAGCTCCTGATGATGTTTCCCTGAGAGAATCTCTCCGCGAATATCCGAAAGGTTTGCGTAAACGATTCCATCATCACACGACCAAATCACAATCGGGTTGAATCTTTTTTCGAACAGGTTCACAAGTTCCTTGCACGTTACCGGCAAAGGGAACGCATTTGCAACCCTGCGCTTGTGGTCCACCACCAAGGCGTACCCATGCAGCTTCCCATCCGAATCCATGAGCTTGTGGCAATTCGAGCCGTAGACCCTCGTTGCAGTTACATTGGAAACCAATGCAAACCGCGTGACAGCCTGCGACATCCGGAGCTCTGAAACGTCATTGCTTTCCATACTTCTCCTCGTACCAACGCTTGTATTCCTTCAGCTCGCTCAGGTTTTTCTCAGCCAAGGCTATCTTGTCGACGAGGACAGAGTACGGCATCGAGACATCAAATCCTGCGGTCTTCCCGTCAAAGATGTCCTTGCACAGGTGGTAATTCGAGTGGAGCTGCCTGATGTTCGGAATCATGTACTCACCCTCGCTCAGGTAAGATATAATCGTGGTGTGATGTTTCCCGATGGACCCCCCGATGTCTGTCAGGGAATACCCTGCATCCCGGAGAATCTTTGCGTACACCATCCTTGCATCGACAATGTTGCGCTTCCGGCTCTTATCCATGATGTCCACTCCAAAGACCTCATTCACGATTTCCCTAAGCATCTTATGCTTTGATGAAGTCTTCATACTTGACGAGATTGAGTTTTTCATTGATTGCATCGAGATATTCGTCGGATGTGGCCTCCTTGTCGAAGGACATGATGGTGACCTCTCTCTTTCCTGTGCACTTTATTTCAAACGAACAGAACCCGTAGCTCATCTTGCCGACGAACTTCTCTGTCGTTCCAACCTTGAACAGGAGCCTGTTAAGGATGCCGTCCATGCTTGCGTCAAGCATCATCACATGAGCCATCCACCCTGCATCGCTCATCTTCTTGAGCTCTCTCAGAGCAGCCTTTTCGGCCATCAATGAAACCTCAACGTCGTGCCACCTGACACCATCAGGGTCGACGAAGTCACCCTCTATGAATGCTAACTGATATGCCATGATTTTTGAGTTCTTTAATCCTGTACTCTTGAAGTGGAGATACCCGGCCATTCTCCGTCTTTACCTCGACGAACAGCACGTCGCTGTCTTTTGGTATGGCAATCAGGTCAGGTATCCCGTTTTTGTTGGTCTTCATCAGCTTGATGACGTAGTATCCATGCGCCTCAAGCTCCTTGATTAACTTCGACTGAATCTTTGACTCGCTCATTGTGACTGAATTAGTCACAATGTTAATAAATCCCGCTTAAAATGCGAAATTGTGTAGTCCTTTTTTTTCGAAACAGCCTTGTAAATCTTGTCCTCGATTCCGCCATTTGCGAAAATCCAGTAGATGTGGTTTTCAGTCCTGTCCCTTGTCGTCATCCGGTCCCTCGACTGCCAGTAGCTCGTCGCGCTGAAGTCGATGTTGTAGTAGACGAGGCACTCGGCCTGCTTGAGCGACAGCCCTTCGCGCCCGGCCTGAATCTGAAGGGCGATGCTTTGCCCGGTAACTTCGAAGGTACTCAAGTCGGTCGTGAGCTCGTCCCCGAAGACCTCCTTCAGGGCGTTAAGCTCTTCCGTGAACTTGTAGAAGATTCCGATTTTCCTTCCTGCGAACTTCTCCTTGATGAACCGGGCCTTCGACAGGTCGAGCACCATTGAGTTTCCACTCTCGAACTTGACCGTACCGCTGTACATCTGATGCAGCTTCGTCATCAGCTTCACGCTGGTGTCGGCTAGGATTGTCTCGTTCTTCCCTTCCACGACAAGAGTCTTCCGGAGCTTCTCGATGAGGGCCATCGTCTTAGGCTCCAAGTCGACATACATGACCTCCTCGGTGGTCTTGACAACAAAGCCTGCCTCCACCTGAGAGAAACTGAGCGTGTACTTGGCCATGTCATCCAGAACCCTGCCGGATGCAGCCGAGTAGTCCTTCATGGTCACGCCATTGATGAGCTTCGAGGTCACCTTGACATAGTCGTCGGCCCACCTGTAGAAGTTCTTGTATGCCCTGAACGGGCTTCCCGGGATTCCGTAGGTCTGGTGGTACATCTGAGAGTAAGACTCCGGAGTCGGTGTCCCTGACAGCAGGATGACCTTGCTCTTGTGGGCCTCGACCAGTTTCTTAACCATGACAGCACGCTGGCTCGGCTTTGGGAATGCCCCGAGCGAGTGAGCCTCGTCGCAGATTATCACGTCCCACTTGACATTGGGCAGCTTGTGGGCTGACTCATAGTTGATTACCCACATGATATACGACGGGCACAGCAGCTTCAGGTCGTCGCTGATTGACTTAATGGCCTTCTTCTTTGTCAGGAACAGGACGTTCTCCACGCCTTCAAGCCGGTCGCATATCGACATGCTCGTGAGCGTCTTGCCCGTCCTTACCTCCATGGCAAGGTACACGAAACCATGCTTGCCGATTAGGTCAACCGATTTCCTTGCTATCTCCTCCTGATAATCCCGGAGCTGAATCTTGTTCTCCATCCTGTGAGCGATTAGTGATTTGTAGTGATTTACAGACCTTTCGATGTACTCGTGATACCCGTCAGGCATCCTGTACTTAGGCCTTGTGATGACCTTCTTGCCCTTGGTCTCGGAGAGTAACTTCGAGGTTACCCTTCCGAGACGCTGGCAATACTCTAGCATGTCGACATCTGAATATCCATCGACACGGCCTATGACCCCTGAGTAATCCATGGTCACATGTCCTCGTAGTCGAGCTCTCCCTTGCGGCGGATTCTAATCCACCGGCCCATCATGTCGCGGCCCTCCTCGGGCTGAACGCCCTCCTTGAACAGGCAGTATGCGACCAGCCACTTGTAGAACCTTGTCCTGCTGATTGTGAGCTTTGACTTTGGCCCGTAGTCCGGATACTCGTTGACGAACTCGTTGTACAGGTCGTGCTTGTAGATTCGCGTCCCGTACTCGAGCGACTTGTTCACCTCCTGACCATCGATGAGCCCGCACCATTCGATGAAGTCGTGGCACGTCTCGGCAGACAGCTGCCTGATTTTCAGGTTGACGAACTTGCTCTTGACGAGCCCGGTGTTCAGGTAGCCCTGAAGGCATCCGAGCATGTAGTTGTCGAACTCGCACCATTCGTCGTCGTCCCAGTCACCGAACATCATCTTCCCGAACTCGTCGAACGGGGTGAACTCCTTGCTGTAGTACTGATGCAGCTCGAGCTCCCATTTCCTCCTTGCGAACGAATTCCCCGCGCCCTTGATGGCGTAGTTGGTCGTGATGGCAATCTTCGGTGACTTGGTGAACGGAATCTTGATGGCATCCTTGTTCTTCTTCTCGAGCGTGAGCCCCTCGGTAACGACCGAGAACAAACGCTCGAACTCGAAGTGCTTCTTCACGTCATCGAACACGAGAATCTGCGTGTCGGCAGACACGAGTTGGTACGCGAACGACCGCTCGAACGTGAATGACTTGCCATCGATTGTGACCACCTTCTTCATCTTGCTCAGTGCGTTCATCACGAGGCCTTTCCCGGTTCCTCCCTCAGGGTTGTCCGAGATGACCTCGTCGTTCAGGATTACAGCCGGACAATAGCTCAGGTTCTTATGCTGATGCAGCATGAATCCTATCGTTGACTCCATGCTTGCCACGCGGCTATCATCACTGCCGCAAATGTTCGAGATGAAACGCTTGAAATAACAAGTTGGTGTTATTCCGCACTTGACGAAATTCCGGTCGATGACGTGGTCTTTCCATACATACCCGCCAAGGTCGAGGTAGTCGATGGTCTCGACATCGTCTCCGGTTATCCTTACCGCGCAGTTCTTGTAGTACAGGTAGGCCGCTGTCTTGCTGTCCTCGATGAAGTACACATCGATGGTGTTGAGCATGCTCAGGAACTCCTCCTTGAAGAACCTCGTCTGGTCCGCGAAGTAGTTGTAGACGGTCATGTCCTCGATGTCGATGAGGTAGTTCAGGACGAAGTCCTTGATTTCCTTCTCGCTCGTGTGGTCGATGAGGTTGTTCGTGACCCTCACGAAGACGTAGTTCTTTCCGCCCTCCGGGCAGTACTTGAAGAACCCGTTGTCCTCGAGGAACTGCTTGAACAGGATGTGGACGATTCTCACGCCACCCTTGTCCGTCTTCACCCAGAACTGCTGCCTCGCCTGCTCGGTCTCCAACTTGTCCAAGATGGAGTCGACAATCACGGGGTCAAGCTGTGCGGTGGTCAGCTGGCCCCTGATTTCGTTTTTTGGTACGCCCCTCCTGAGTTTCTCCCTGATGGAGTTTATCCGGTCGTCGTCCTCGTAGTACTTTGTCCCGAAGTTCTGCGTCTTGGCGTATGCGCTGTCGATTGTGCGCTCGATTTCAGACACGGGGAAGTCGTCGGAAGCGTATTGCTTCAGGACGTATGCCGACAGGGACCTGTTGACCCCGAAGTCGTTCATGGCTGCGGCCAAGATGTACACGTTCTGATTGCGCTGACCCTCGGCCATTGGGTATTTCTTCCTCCACCACTTGACGAGGATGTCGACAATCTTGTTCTCGTCCGTGATTGGAATGGTCGGTGCATCCCTGTGCCGCGTGACCTCGGTGTACTCTGGCTCCTCAATCTTGTCCCACACGCTGCTGTTCTCGTTGACGTAGATGAGCGGGTCGTAGGACTCGTAGCAGACGCGGCTCAGGTTCTTGCTCGTCTTGTCGAAATACCTGCTGTTGAAGTGCTTCTCGAGCGAGTTGAAATAGTTCTGATGCCCGTCCATGTCAGCCGGAATCTTTACTATCACCTTGAGCCCGTTGCCGGATGGCGATACGAACACGCTGAAGACGTACTTGCTCTTGCTCATCTGCTCCTTGTCGGACAGCAAGTCCTTCGTGTTCTCGTACCCGTCGAAGTCAAGGCAGATGAGGCCGCTGTGCTCGACTATCGACAGGTCGTTCCGCTTTGTGAAAGTCCCGCTGAAACAGATGGCCGGAAGCAGCTTCTTGACCTCGTTCTTTTCGGTCTTCGACTTGCTTGCCCGAATCTTTTTCACGATGTCCTTTGATGCCCCGTCCTTGATTCGACCAAGCACAAGCATCACATCGCGATGGAACGGAGTGTCCGTATCCTTGATGTCCTTGAATATTGTGACCGTTCTTGTCATAATTATACCGATTTGAGTGACGAAAAAAGGGCCCTAGAGAGCCCTAGAGTAAAGATATGTTAATTATGTTGATTTTTATCTTGAATTCTAAATTAAAAATAATAGAAGAATAGAGAATAATTATATAGAGAGAATAGGGGGAATGAAAAAACATTTGCGGCATGCAGTCCGGGGGAGCGTGTTGCTCCCCCTTGTGCATTGTGGCCTCAGAAGTCGAAGTCATCCGTCTTCTTTGCGGCTCCGCCCTTCGGCTCGTAGGTGTCGAGCTCGCAGTAGTAGTTCCCGCTGCGTGCCTGCTTGATGTCGATGGACACCCACCCGTTCTTCTCGCTGGCCTTCAGGAACGCGACCGCGTCCTCCACCTTCACGTTAAGCCTGCCCACCACGAAGTCGGGGGCTTTCTCGTTGCGCTTGAAGCTGAAACCTTCCGCGAAGACTTTCTCTTTGTCTGTGCTCATAAAACAAAAATTAACAGTGATAATTCTTTTGGTAACCTTGAAGTGACGCTCACCAAAGCGTCTCGATGATGCAGTGGTCTTCGATGCGACCGGGATGCCCTTCGGCAAAGTAGTTCCGGTACACCTCGATTGCACGCCTGACCTTCTCCTTGCCGCCAGCGATGAACTCGTCTGTAGGCGTGAATATCCCGAGCTGCATGGTGGCCTTGTCGATGACGTAGAACACGAGCGGCTTGCCGAACAGCTGTCCGTAGATGTACGCCTGCGAGTCGTAGTTGTACTTCTTCGCGCTGTACTTGAACGACATGATATCGGACGTGGTCTTGAGGTCGATGAGGAACTCCGTTCCCACGATGTCGGACTTGCCCTTGAACATCTGTCCTTGGATTTCCCCGATGGCCGGAACCTCGTATGCGTTCCCGCTGTCATAGATTGCATCGTAGAATGCGATATTTGCCACCATACGAGCCGCTAGAGCCATTATCTCCTCTACTTCCGAGGTAAGCAGCAGGAAAGACACTCCGTGCGATTCTAGGGCTTCTTTGTAGGCTTTTGTCGTGCGGGTCGAAACGTCGACGTGAATCACGCCCTCGGCCTTCTCCGGCTCGAGCAGCAGCTGATGGAACAGCCTGCCCTGAGCCAAGGCCTTGTCGTCCTCACGCTTGATGCCGAAGTCAGCCGGGTTGTTGAGCAGCGTCCCGATGTCGGAGTTGCTCAGGAAGGAACGACCGAACTCCCCGTAGTAGTTCGCGTCGTCCTTCAGCATCTCGATTACCTTCTCGCTCATTTGCCGCCCCCTGCCACGAGTTGTGAGATTTCCTTGATGACAATCTTGCTGAGCTCGTACTTGCGCTCTAGCTGCGCCACGATTGCCGGAGTGGACAGCGTCTTGTTGGCCTCGACATACCTGACGACCTTCTCCCAGTTCTCGTCGCCCTTCTCGAGCTTGACCTTTTCAGCAGGCTTTTCCTCGGCCTTTGCCTGAGGCTTCGGCTCCCCGTCCGCTGAAGGGATGTCTTCGCCCGTCCATAACTGCAACCCGAGGCCGTGCATGGCGATTGCCTTGGCGGTGCTTCTTTGGATTGCTTTGTTCACATCGAATTGGTTGACCTTCTCAATCGGGATTGCGCTGTTGCGGTTGTCCATGATTGGGAGGTAGTCGATGTGCTGAAGGCCGTCGACCTCCACGCCCACCTTGACCCAAGCGGTGCGCCCGTCCGTGAAGTAGTTCCATCCGGTAGCGGGGTCCTCGTACACGATGCGCTGCGCTGTCGGGTAGTTCTGCTTGAGGAAGCTCCATGCATACGCCCATGAGAGGTAGTCGATTTTGCCCTTGCTTTCGACCTTATCCTTGATAGGTACTTCGCTCAGGGTCTTGAATACTGATTTCTGTTCTGACATAACTTGTTGAGTATCAAGGTTTTACGTTGATTGATTTGTAGGCTTGCCGGTAGAGTGGGTTTGTTTTCAACTTTTCTTTTCCGGCTGAGATGCCGAGGCTGATGACCCCGTGGTTCAATTTCTTCCGGGCCTTGAACGATGTCCAGTCCGTGATTTCGTTTACCGGCATCCCGAGTTCGTTGAGCTTCTGCCACATCATGTGGCGTGCGCTTGAGAATCGGTGCGACCTGTCCATCGAGAACAGCTCTTCTTCTGACATTTCCCAGATGGAGATTACTTGCTCTGCCACCTTGTTGCAAACTTCATTATACATGTTGTGTGGTAACTTTGAGGTTACTTTTATTGATTCCAAAATCTCAGTACATACTGAGAAAGTACCTGTTCGATGCTGCTGTTCAGCCCTCCGTTGGTTTTACAGGCGGCTTCGGTGATAACCTGTTTGTCATCACTTCCCAATAGTTTGCAGTATCATTTGGCTCGCAGACCGTAGTAAAAAGACGGCCTGTTGTTTGGCTCAAAACCATGACTTCTAGAGAATTTAAATACGCATCATCCAACTTCACGATGTCACCATGATTGAAAACCCGTCTCATTGTGCTATTACTCATTTGAATCCTCCGTTGGTTTCACATGCGGCAAATAGACCCCAATGGTCATTAGCAATACACGAATCAACCATCTTGATGACCACGGATTAGGCGACCACTTCCCGTGGTATTTGGCGTAAACAATGATTCCGCCAAATGAATTTCCGTCTGCGACAATAGCGTATTCTTCCGCTAAATCTTGTCTTTCCGCAAGTTTTTTGCTGATACCGAACATTTCGGCATTGGTTTGGACGTGAAACACGACATTTAATCCTTCAAGAGTTTCCATCACTTCCTCCTTTCTTCACAGGCGGCTTCGGTGGGATGCGCGTCCACGCGTAGGGGTAAGGCGAATAACCTACCCTGTTCCAAAAGCTATCCCCACTGTGTAGATATGCTATACCTTGATTCATGTAATCGAAATACCCAATAACCCACTCCCCATCCTTCGGCACTTCGGGCAGGTAGTGGTACACGGGCGCGGATTCCAACGCCTTCACCGCCTCGTCTCGCTGTGCCTTCAGTTTTGCAATGGCCTCAGATACAGGGCCTACACCATCTTCACCGATGGCTTTCATCATCTCTGTTTCCCACAACACGCACGAATCATAGTGTGCTGTCGCAAGTTCAACAAGGTCAATCCTCTGTCCTGCACAGGCGTTCACGCAATCTGTCGCACGGTGGTAATCGGCTTTTGGCAAAATTTTCCCCTTTGCACCAAGTCCTTGATGCGTGTTGCCATTCCACGGCTCAGGTGTGTATTTCTCGCTCATTTGAATCCTCCTTCTTTACATTTTCTTGAACAAGGGACGACGAAAATCACCATCCCTGAGTCTTGCTTCTCGCAAAGACTTGACCGGCACTCGGTGAGAGAGTCCCGGGTGAGCGTGAGCTCGTTCGATGTCTTTGTATTTCTCATGGTCAGTGCCACGATTATCAGCACAACAACAATAAGCATCAATGCAAGTGTTGTCCAGAAGCCTATAGTGTCAATCTTGTCCTCAGTCATCCCGTCACCTCCACTTCCTCGAAGTAGTCATCGGGGTTGATGCCGATGAACGAAGCAAACGCTTCTGTATAATCTGAATCCAATCCAAATGCGAACACGCGAAGCTGTTCTTTCTCAAATACAAAGTAATTTCCTTGGATGTGCATCTTGTCGAACTTGGCTTGCATCCACTCAGGATACTTCCTCTCAGAGTCATCCACCCACGCCTTTACATCCGCACGTAGGCGGTCGAGGTTCAGGACGCGCTTGGTTTTTCCGCGCAGGAAGGCGAGGACAATCGGCATGTCCGATTCATATAAATCCATGATGGATATTCCGTTCAACTTACGATAAAAGCGATTTAGTTCTCCCCATTGGCTTGGGAATTCAATCTCAATTCCCCATTGGAAAAAGTACCACCATTTTGAATTGCCCCTTTTTCGTGCATATTCCAACATCTCCTGAATCTGCTCCTCCGTAAGGAGCGGTTTGCGTTCGTTGCTCATACCGCGTCCATGTATTTGTCGTGAAGGTCGAGACGAAGGAAGGTGTAGGCGAAGCTGAATGTACACTCGCCTACACGAACAAGCCAGTGCATTTCACTGTTGGTTATTGCGTAAACAATCTCATTGACCGTATATTTCACCCACCCATCGACCAACTCACCGCCTTCGGGGATGCTGTCAAGGTAGTCCCGCACAGCTTCATCGCGGGTCATCTGCTTGATTCGGTAGCTTTCAACGTCAAGACCGATAAACTGGGCGAAGGCCATAATCAAATATGGGTTAAGCCGATTAATAGCGTCCAATGCGGCAACAATGCTGCCATTAATAACTACCTCATGGTAGTGCCTTTTTAACCGTACAACCTCTGCGTTCGCCATCCATGGATGGAATGATGGATTCTCGCACCACGCCAAGCAGTCCTTGTGCAGGCGGGCGATGTCGTATTGCTGTTTCATTTCTTTATCTCCCAATACATTTGGTCGTAGGCGATGATGAGGTTCTCTGTAGCAACACGCGACTCAATGTCAGGTAACTTCGAGGTTACCTCTTTCGTGAACTTCGTCTTCGTGCTGATGATGTAGTTCAAAAAGTCCTCGCTGTCGGTCGACTTCTTCAGCAGGCCGGAGTCGTCCGTCTCCATCAGGGCCCGCATGTTGATGATGATGCTCTCGTTCAGCATGTTGATGCGGTTGAGCATCTTGTCCGCAACCACCATGTCCCTATCGTGGAACAACGCCTTGTCGAACTCAATGGTGAGTTTGTCCTTCTCAGAGAGCAACTCGTTGACCCTGAGCCTTATCTGCTGTTTGAATTCCATACGATTTATATACAAATATAGTACAATAATTAAACAATCACAATTTTTTCAGCTTATTCCCAAGCACTCCGAGCGGCCTGTCCTTGTGGTAGTCGCTCGCATCCCAGTGCCGGACGCATTGAGACCATACGGCATCTTGTATGTGCTGCATGGCCACTACCTGCTTGACGCTACCGCAGACACTGAATGCGTCCCCGAGGTAGTCCATGTAGGTCGAGTAGATTTCAATCACGACAAGTTCCGAGCATCTCTCGAACGCTCCCTTGCTGATTGTCCTGACCGTCTGAGGTATCTCGATGTCGGTTAGCCCGTAGCACCCCTTGAATGCCCACGAGTCAATCGAAATGAGTCCGAACGGCAGCGTCACAGAGCGGATGATAGTAGCGACCCTGTCGAAGGCCATCTTCCCGATGACCTTCACGCCATCGGGAACCTTGAAGTTACCACCGGAATCCAAGTCCTCAGGGAACACGCATGAAAGCGTGAACCCGTCGTCTGTCAGTTTTGGCATGTCCGTTGGGACTGATTGATGATGTGCCCCGTCCAATACGCAGACATCGCTGTCGCGAATGCCGTGTCCTCGCTCTCGCCTTGGCACATCACCTTTCTCATGGTCTCGAGCAGGGAAAAGTGCCCCTCCTCAATCCACCGCTTTGTGAATGCCAACTTGAGTTCCTTGGTGATTCCCGTCTCAAGAACCATCGCAATCTCAATCCCGATTTCTGATATCGCGCTCATGGCTGTTCCTCCTTGTTCCACACGGTCTTGACATCAACCCCGTACTGTCTGCAAGACTCGAATACATTCGGGTAGTATTGGTCGTGAAGCTCCTTGCACCGGCCATCCCCGTTCATGAACCATTCAGCAGCCTCGTGCTTGGACGTGAAGGTCAGGATACGCTTCGTGTCGTCAGTGCCTGAGGTATCCTTGAAGATACCCCAATATTTAACCTCCCGCATCAATGGCGTGAGCGCAGTGTCCGTCCATTCCTCATTGTACGAAAGCGTGTCGGTGTGGATGGCATGCATGATGGCGATACATCTGTTCACGCACTCGCCATTGTGCCGTCCGTATGGTACAAACTCCCAGTCCGAGTAGTCTGTTGAGCCGTTGATTACCACGCGAGCGGCCATCATCCCGAGCTGCATGATGGCATGGTCGCCAAGATTGCTGAAGTCCGGCATCGGCTGAGCGCAGTGTTCGCAGTTGCAGTTATTTTTCGGAGTCATGGAGAACCTTGTATTGAGCGTTGGACAAAGAATAAAAGCCATCCCATCCCATGGATGCGGACATGATTTCAGATGGTGTGGCGGTCGACTTGAACCACACGAGCTTGCACCTTTCCTCGTGCACCAACTCGGCCAAGTGGTCGATATCGTTCTCGAGCAAGTCCTCGATGGCATCGTAGTCGAGCGTGGTGTCGTACAGCAAGAAGCCCCGCGCCACCTCGTTAATCTCGGATGCGTCCCTGAGGTACTTGCTCAGCAGCAGGGTCTCGTCACCCTCGCTGAACAGCTTGCGGCCTCGCTTGGTCAGCTTGACAATCGTGCACTTGCAAGTGTCACCGATTTGCTCGGTGACACTGACGATGCTGCTGTGCAGCGGGCTCTTGGGGAAGTTTACCTTTTTCATCGGAATGTTACTTGGACGTTGGAAAAATTCAAATCGTTCTCTTCGCAGAATCGCATGGCCGTGCTCGTGTCCGTGACAACAGCCTTGAAGTGGTCATGCACCGACATCACGGCATTGGCCTCGTGAATGAACGGGAAGCCCATGATTTCAGGCACGCCTTCATCGTTGACCCCGAGTAGCCAGCATGTGTTGACCACGAGGTCTCCCGTAATGATGTGAGCCATGTTGGCCACCGCATCGTCAATGTAGCCGATGACCTCGCTGTCGTGGTCGTCTTCGAACGGCTCCCACTTCACGACACGGGCGTTCGAGTCCGGATTGTCGCTTGTCAGGTCGTGGTAGGTTCCTTCGCTCAGGAAGATGGATGCAACCGCCTCGCGGATGAATTGGAATTTGATTTCTGTGAGTGTCATGTGAGTGGTATCTTTGAAGTTACTCTTCTGTAAGGAAAATTTCTGTCATGCGGTCAAGGACATCCTCGAGTTTATTTCTCAGGTCATCCGTGTCGAGCTCAAGGTCTTCAACGTGAATCTCGTTGCCGTTGTAAATCTTAAACTCGATTTGGTCTGAAGCCGTGATTCCGCGCCCGTTCTTGATATCTCCGAGGATATCGTACAGCTCGGTGACAAACATCCCGAGCGTTTCGGTGTCGAGCGTTGGCTCAGGTGCTGCGATTCCGTTGATGATAGCAAGAACATCGTCCTTGCTGAAGATGGAAGATGCGGAGTCCTTGACCCGCACGATTGCCTGTTCTTTTGTCATTGGATTGGTTAATTCTTCAAGTGAAACAAGTTGCACGATGTGGAGCTCGACATCATCCGAAGCGTGCATGTATTCTATCGCGTCAAGCACAAGCGTATTACGTGAAAGGCTCTGAGCCCCCCAATCCCTGATTGTGGAGCGTGTCATCATGTCGGGCTGCGTGTCCTTCCAACTCTCCTGAAAGTACTGAGACCTCCAAGACCCCTCCTCATGGTATATGTTCGCAAAGCCACCGAACTCGGTGTAGATGTCGAAGCTGAGGTTTTCAGTGCCATGCTCGACAATGGCGTATCGTGTCGTTCCCATAGGTATCTTTGAAGTTACTTGATTGCTGATAAACAAAGGATGAGCATCATGCCAATCATGCATCCTGCCCAAATGGCCTGCAACATCACGCAGGCGAAGAGGCCGGCAGACAATACGCCTGCCGTGACCATCATCTTCTTGTTGTCGCTCATACCTCTGTCCATTCCCCGTTCCACATCTTCCCGTTCAGGTAGAACCGGAAGTCTTTCTGAGTGACATGAACTCCGGGCAGGCCGTTGAGCCGTTCCTTCGTTGTGTTCGATGTCCACCCCGCGGTGGTCACCCACAAGTGCGGCAGGCCGTTCTCGTCTACAACAATCTTCGCAATCTTGTTGCCGTGAAGGTACATGCATCCGTCTAGGACGCTCATGTTGGCCTTCTTAAAGTCGCGACCGCCCATCAGGGCATCGCAGGCCTCTTTTGTGATTTTTCTCATGGTTTTGTGTGAGTGAAATTATTGTGCGTTATGGATGCGCACCCCCCGATAAGTCAGCTCCAAATCTTAATGTATTTGGATTCCTCGCTTTGGGTCAAAATTCTGTCCACTGCCGACTTGACCCACTCGGCAGTTTTCTCTTTACTCTCGAACAGACTCAGGTCTGCTGCAGGAAGGTCGACAACAATCTCGTCAGCGTCAATCCTGAGCCACTCCGCGAACTCCTCGTCACCTATGACGAACTTGCTGCGCTCAGAGCCCGTCCTGCTGCAGCCGTATTCGGTCGTGTGGCCGTAACCCGATTTGGGAAGCACGTCCTGCATGAAGCTCTCGAACCACCCGAAGCCTATCCGCCTGAACCAACTCGGGTGGGTTGTCACACCTATCCGAGTCACGTCGACCGACTCGCTGTAGTCCTTGATTTCGATGGCCTGAAGGGCTTTCCTGTCCCCGAAGACGTATGTGTTCGTGAACGTGCACGTCACCTTCACCTGAGCGTTCAGCTCCATCAGGGCATCCGCAATCACGCACACAGCCCCGCCATGGTTCGCGAAGCTCTTGGCTCCGACACCCGCCACGCAGTTCGAAGCGTAGACCAAGTGGATGCGCTTAGGTGGCTTCGCGTCTTGGTCTTCAGCCCAAAAGCACCGCATCTCACCGCTCAGGTAAGTCGGAACGTCAAGGTCGTCACCGCTGTGGCGCAGCGTGTCGCCCGCGGCCTCCAAATCGATGAGCCCGCTCAGGTCGGCACGCCCCTGCATGATAGTAGACGCACCGTACCCGTCATAACACCTACGGTACATCGTCGGGAAGTCCTCTGCATCCCCGTAGAAGTCGCTGCCTGAGTAACTCTTGCTAGTCGAGCTGAAGCCCCCGCGCTCCTTCGCCTTGCTCCAATCGTTCGCCTTCTCTACAAACTCGCTGAAGGTCGTGTAGACCTTGACGAGGTCTCTGTTGAACTCGTGTCTCATATCGTGTAGGATTGTGGCCGAGGTAACCCTGAAGTTACCCCGGCCTTGTTGTCACTTGGAAGAAAGACGCTTCACTTGGTCGTCCGCCAAGCACTCGTAAACCGAGTACCTGAGTGCATCGGCAAGAGAATACCCGATGCCCATGAGCGTGTTGGCGTGGATGCTCTGCCTTGGCGAAATGACCAAGTCCATCCCGAGCTCCTTTGCCTTCTTGCGGATGCGCTGCACCTCGCGGGTCGCAATCGTGTCCCCGCAGATGGCCGTCTCCATGGCCTCGTCCACGTTCCACTCGAGCTTCACGAAGCGGTTCAGAGTGGAAGCGTCCTGACGTTGGGCTGCAGCGTACTGCTTGCTCGCACCCATGCCCGTCGTGTTTTGGCACGCGACCACGACGAAGTCCTTGTGCTTCTCCACGAGCTCCCCGTTCGGGAACAAGTACTTGCCCGAGGCAAGCACGTTGTTCAGCGAGACCGTCACCTCGGTGTTGGAGCGGTCGAACTCGTCCAAGCAAAGCACCCCGCCCTGCTTCATCGCCATGTACAAGGCCGATGGGTTGTACTTGCCGTTGGCATCGCAGTACCCGCGAAGGTCTGTCGATGTCATCTTGGCGTGAAAGCTCATCGGCCAGTACTTGATACCTAGCGCATCAGCCACTTGCTCTGTGGCGTGCGTCTTGCCCGAGCCGGCCTCCCCGATGAGTGCCACGTTCAGTCGCGCACCAACCATCTTCAGCAGATGCTCGAACTGCTTGTGGGTCGCGCCCTTCACCTGACGGGTGGTCGAGTCCGGAAGTTTCACCTCGATGACCTTCGGCTCCCGAGGTAACCCTGAAGTTACCTCTCCACCTCGTGGCTCAGAGCGGAGCGTGTCCACCTCGGAGCGGAGCTTCATCAACTCCTCCGTGAAGAATGCGAGCGTCTCCTCGTCCATTCCGGACGGAGCTGCCTTCACGCCCTTGGCCGCGAGCTCTGCTATCTTGGAGAGCTCTTTCTTGCGCTGTTCTTCTGCCGTGCGCACAACGGCCTTCCAATTTACCATGCTCATGCTAGCTGTTGGCCGTTGAAGTGAGTGATAGTAATCAAATTGACGCAGCGGTACTCCCGCTTGTCAAGGTCGAATACTATGTAATACCCGAAGTCCTTCGGGTTGTACTTGAGCGTGCCCCCCTTCAGGTGCTTCTTAACGCCCGCCCGAGCCCGCATGTAGCGTGTCGTGCCGTCCTGCTTGACGAAGGTGCAGGAGAAAAACCTTCCGCTGCGGATGTACTCCGCAATGCTTGTTTTTGTGATTGCCATGTTGAGTGAGTGTGTTGAGTTATTCTAAGGGAGTGAGCAGCGGGCAGGTAACCTCAAAGTTACCCACCCTTCTCACTCACAAAACAGATTCTTGCATGGCTGCGATTGCAGCCTCTTGGGTCATAAAGAACGGCTGCCCGCTCATCTCGGCAGCCCACCGAGGGCAGGCCTGCACCATTGGGGAGAACTCAGGGTCGCGGCGGACGTACCACACCTCGGCCTCATCTTCACGAGCCACACGTGCCCGCACCTCGAGCACGCTCCGCGGTGTGCCGCACCACTCACTCTCCGCGGTATGTTGCCCGTACTTGACGGCCTTGGCGAGGTCGGAGTAGTTATCCTCGCTCTCGGTCACGCATGACCGACCGCACATCTCGAGCTCGTAAGCCCGGTGGATATACCACGCGGACTCCACGTTGCCATGGGTCGTGAATTCGCAGCCAAGGATGCTGCCGCCGCCGAGATAGAAGAAAGTTGCCATTTGAGTGAGTCGTAAGTGTCCGCCCCTCTGCACTCCGCTTCGTGCGGTGACCCCTTGGGAAGGTCAGATGGTGCATTAACGGAGCGGGAAGGTAACTCCAAAGCTACCCGCCCGCTGCATTGAATTACTCGGCCTCGGTCTCGCCCTCGGGGAAGCCCTTCAGGGCTGCCTCGAGCAGGGCGATTGCTGCCCGAACGTCCACCGCTCTTGCGGTGGTTTTGACCGAGCCATCGGCCATAATCCGAAGGCTGAAGTTCTTCCCGAGCTCGGCATCCTCGAGCCGAGCGGATATAGAGAGCAATGGCTTGGCCTCGGGTGCGGCCTGCTCTTCTCCCTCTTCGCCCTCTTCGCCATCGGCCTTGGCCGAGTTCTCAGCGAATTTGAGCAGCCCCTCTATTGAGAGGCTCAATTTGGAGTCTGCCCTGCAGGCAGCGAAGAAGGCCGTCTTGGTATCCTCGGATACCTCGGCAGCCCTTTCGAGCCGCGATTGCTGCATCTTCCCGAAGCCAAACAAGGCCTCAAGAACGTCCGCTTGTTTTAGGCCTTTGGCCTCGGCAGGCCGCTCGGCCTTGAAGGCCTGAAAGGCCTCCTTTGCGGCCTTCACGAGACCACCAAGGTTGCACAAGGCATTGATGCGGCCTTCGCCTTTGGATGCTGCGGCCTCGGTTGCCTTGTTGACGGATGCGATAAGGCCTTTGGAGAAAATTTGTGACTTGTCCATAATTTTAGACGTTTATGAGTGAGAAATGTGAGATAAACTAGCGGTGGAGGAGGGAGTCGAACCCTGCCTGCTGCTCTCCACATGGGATGCAGCCCCTTTCCACCTTGAAATATTGAAACGGCATCGAGCTATGTGCGCTTTTTGAATTAGCCGCGCCCTTTACGGAATCTAACCGACTGCTAAGGGACTTTCGAGGGGGCATGGTTGCAGACTTGGCGAGCCCTCTGAATCAATCGTGCACGCTTGGGGACTCCTAAGCCATCCCCACCGCCCTTGCTACGGGTTGGGTGGGTGAGACCTGCCTTCGAAGGACTCCACCCTGCCGCAAGGGCATAGTGAGTCTGTCAGGCGTAAGAGCCAAAGAGCGTAGCGTGCTGCTGTATGATTATGGTGTAAAGTTAGTATGAATTTTCTTCACTGCAATAGGGCGTGCAACTTTTTTTCGCGGATAAGAGCACTTTTTTCGTAACTCATTGATAATCAGGGGGAAAAATTTCGTTTGATGGCGGTATAATCAGCCAAAGGACGGGAGAAGAGGGGATTAGACGGCTGAAAACGGCCTTAGAGGGCCCTAGAAGGCCGATTTTGCTGAGGAGGCCATTTGGGGTAATAGGAGCCGCGTGCGCGCGTATAGACTACCGCGTGTGTGTGCGCGTATGTGCCTGTGCGCGAGCGCGTTGCGTGCGCGTGTGGGCGTGTGCGTGCGCTTGGGGGCGTAAGGCCGTCCTGAAATATCCGGGGGGCGGAATGTACGGGATTTGGAATGCTCAGGAAAATGGATATTACGAAGTTCGTACTATTCGGGAAATCGAAATGTTCGGAGATTGGATATTACGAAGTTCGGAATATTACGAAGTTCGTACTATTCGAAGCTCGTACTATTCGAGTCGTGAAATATACCAAGGTCGGATATTACGCGAGGTAACCTCGAGGATACCCCGAAGCCCCGAGCCCCGAGGGGGTGGCCGTCACGCAGACCGACCGAGCCCCGAGCCCGAGCCCCGAGCCCCGAGCCCCGCAGGCAAAAGGCCAAAAAGTTGAGCCGAGCCCCCGAAGGCAGACCCCCCCACCCCGCAGCAGGGGGGTGGTTCCGGAGCCGGGGGCAGGCCCGCGCATGCCGGGGGAACCCCCCACCTTACATCGTCTCGTAAAATTTGTATATTTGTCCATGGCAAAGATGAACCAAGGCGGTCCGACGAGTTTCGGCGGCAAGAAATTGAGTGGAGCTACTCCGGGGATGACAGGCATTGAGCGGGCTTTGATGGCCAAGGCTGTGCGTCGTCGTGAGGAGAAGGTCGGCATCATGGTTGAGGCGCAGTTGCGTGCTGAGCGTCTCGAGCCCAAGGAGAAATGTGACTGATTTTTGTTGAGTGATTTTGATTTTTGGAGGGGGTTTCGGCCCCCTTTTTTCATGTCGATTTTATTTTGGGTTACTCACACGTAAGTAACAACCCTGTGTTACAACACGGATTCTCTCCGTTTGATTTTTTATACCTCTCAATTTTTGACTAGATTATCGACATTGGTCTGATACTTTTTAGGTCACTTAACTAATTGATTATTAATACTATGTCAATTATGTTAATTCTAAACTAAACTGAAATAATAAAATAAATAATAATAAGGAGGTAAATATAATAGAGAATAGGGAATTGCTGAATTCGGCATTGCTGTTTGCCGGAGGCTCTGTATCTTTGGTTTCAAATTCAATTCATTCATTCATTAAATCAAATCAAGATGGAGCATCCTACAGGAGGATACAATCCGAAGGACCTCAGTTTCGGGGTCGATGGCCGCAGGCGGCTAATCAATGGCATCGGCAAGATTTCGCGTGCTGTTAAGAGCACGTTGGGCCCGGGTGGTAACACGGTCCTCATCGAGTCTCCTCATCACACGCACGGGTTGACGGTGACGAAGGACGGGGTGACTGTTGCGAAGGCGGTTGACTTGCTTGACCCGGTGGAGCACTTGGCGGTTCGGATGATGAAGGAGGCGGCGGACAAGACGGCTGTTTCGGCTGGAGACGGCACGACGACTTCGATAGTTTTGACCGAGGCTTTGGTGGATGCCGGGGACGCTGCGTTGTCGGGTTATCCGTTGAACCGGACGGTTGTGTTGCGGGAGTTGGGGGCGATGAGTTCGGAGGTAACTTCGAGGTTACGCAAGGGAGGTCGCCGGGTGAACCGGAAAATCATGCGTGACGTTGCGGCCATCAGCGCGAACAACGACCGGCGGATTGGGGACTTGGTTGCGGGTGTTTACGCTGAAATCGGGAAGGACGGCATCGTGACCATCGAGAAGTCCCAGACGGTCGACACGTACACGGAGGTGACCCACGGGTTCAAGGTGGGGCGCGGGTACATGAGCGGGTTGTTCATCAACGACCACAAGCGCGACGAGTGCGTGTACGAGGATGTCCGTGTTCTGGTGTGCGACGCTGAGATTCACAACCTGTTGCAGATTGAGCAGGTGTTGAAGCCTGTGATTGCGGAGGGGAAGCGTTTGCTCATCATCGCCCCTTGCAGTGCGAACGTGGTGAACACGCTGGCGGCGAACGTGATGAAGAACAACCTGAAGGTTGTTGCGATAGAGCCTCCGTCTTTCGGGTACAAGAAGCACGAGCTGATGCAGGACATCGCGTTGGCTGTGGGTGCGAAATACTATTCGGAGAAGACGGGGGACGACTTGAGCCTGATGACGTTCGGGGACTTGGGGCATGCGGCGAAGGTTGTGGTGTCCCAGCGTGAGACCATCATCGTGAATTCCGAGCTGTTGACGGACAAGGCTGCAGTCGAGGAGCGTGTGTCGCAGCTTCGCGGGGCTCACAGGCTGGCTGCGCGGAAGACTGACAAGGACTTCATCCTGTCGCGGATTGCGGCCCTTACGGGCGGCGTTGGTGTCATCTACGTCGGCGGGGCGACGGACTTGGAGCAGAAGGAGCTGTTCGACCGGGTGGACGACGCGGTGTGCGCGGTGCGTGCTGCTTCCGAGGAGGGCGTGTTGCCGGGTGGCGGCAAGGCCTTGTGGGAGGCTGCGGGCTGGTTGTCTGGCCGGGACTGCGGCGGTGTTCTGGAGCGGATGGCTGCGCGGGACATTTTGTGCCATGCGCTGAAGGCTCCGTTGCGCCAGATTCTGGAGAACTCCGGGCTGTCCGAGTGCGACATCTACGACGAGCATGTCGACGGCTACGGCTACGACGTGAAGGCCGGGGTGTACGGGGACTTGGTGGCGATGGGCATCGTTGACCCGGTGAAGGTGACGTGCTCCGCGTTGCAGAACGCCGTGAGCGTTGCGACGACCATTCTCTCGACGGATGTAATCATAACGATGGCAAGGGCATGAAGGCGATAGGAAAATTCATTATCGTGGATGATATCCAAGAGGAGGTCCGGACGGGGTCCGGCCTCCTTCTGACAGCTGCGGACGCTGACGCTTTCCGTTACCGGAAGGCCTTGGTCGTTTCACCGGGGACCGACGTGTCGGCCATCCTTGAGGGGGACTTGGTTTACTACGACAAGGCCCATTCCTTCACGATGGTCATTGGTGGTCATCGCCGGACCGTGATTCAAGAGCGCGACGTTGTAGTCGTTGAGTCTCGATGACGGTTTTCTCCATGAACTCCTTGTACCGGTTGTCGGCTTCTCGCCACTTCCCCTTGTAGGTGGTTTCCACATGCCACCTGTTCATCACCGACATGTCGTCAGCATCCAGCATGGCGTACAGGTTGGTGATGATTCTTTTTGTGGTGGGGGTGAGGGAGTACAGGGCTGTGATTTTTCTCGAAATTTTTTTCTCCCGGAACTTGTAGACCCATCCCCTTTCGATGAGCACATCGAGGTAGTTCTTTGTCCACGACATGGTCCTTTCGAACGCTCTGAACTGGTCCCTCGTGAACGGGTCCTCGCTGTACAGGTACAGGAGCAGTTCGAGTTCGGATGGTGAGATGTTGTAGCGGTACAGGACGTACTTTCTTACGACCCTCCAGTATTTGAGGTAGTTGCTCTTCATTGGATTTGATTATATTTGCCCTGCGAAGTTAGCAGGATGGCACGAAAGATACAGATTTCCATCGACACTGCTCAGGGGAGCTGGCGGTTGACAGATTACGAGAGTATTTCTGGCGACATTTTCCATGAGTATGTGGGTGGAATCGGTTCTGGGTTCAGTTATGAGCGTGGAGACGGGGTCACTTTGCTTACGAACGCCGCTGCGTTGGCTCGTTTTCGCACCCCGACGGGGTTCACGGGCTTTTTTCGGGCGACCGACGTTGAGTATGTAGACATCGACGGGGTGTCTCAGGTTTTTACAGACCTTTCTGACGTTGTTTCAATCATTGCAGGGTACTTTTTCGTGACTGTCGGGGCTCCTGACATCGTTTGGGTTGACGTAACTTCGAAGTTACCCCTTGCTGTCGGCGGAATCCACTACCTTGAGGCCGGCAAGACCTACTATTTCACCCGGGATGTGGACCTTTTGGGCAACCGGATGGTCGGTGGTCAGGATACCGTGATACTTGGGGCCAGTTCCGAGAACTGCTCCATCACATCCACGGGTCTTGGTGCTGGTGTCCCGTTGTTTTACAGCGAGTGGACCACTCCGATACGCGACATATCATTCCGCGACGTAGACACGGCGATTGAGATTGACGGGAGCGTCAATGCGCCTGTGGCCCTCGACTGGACCGGTGTCAACTTTGTGAACGTGCCGAACGCTTTGCTGGTAAACACCTGCGACAACTTCATCTACACGACCGGTGCGATGCTGAATTCCCGCGGAATGGTGTTTGACGGGTCCATCGGCACGATTGGCATCAACAACTCCCTTGTGAACGGGGGTGGAGTTGCCGGAAACATCATCGAGGTGAAGTCAACCGCGACCATTACTCGCCGGTTTCGGTTAATATACTCTTCCGTGATTGCCTCCGGTGCATCTGTTGGCATTGACGTGGACCCTGCTGCGACTATTCCGACGGAGGGGTTCATCCTTGACACGGTGAGCTTCAGCGGAGGCGGAAGCTATCTTGGCGGAGTCGACCACACGTCGAACAAGTCGTTGTTCACGAGCTGCACTGGCATCACCAACACGGCGGTGAACGGCCAGTTGTACATGCAGAACAATGCCGTGGCCACGGTTGTCGCGGCCCCTTCGACGTTTTACAAGGTTCTGGGGACCACAACCGCGAGCTCTGACAATGCGAAGTTCGACCATTCGAACAACAGGCTTACGTGCAGGGCTACCATTCAGCGGAAGTACCTAATCCAATGCACGCTTTCATTCACGAGCGGCAACGGGAACGTGTGCGAGTTCGGGTTCTACGACTCCCGTCTTGCCGCCGTCCGTGTCCCAAGCCGGACGAAGTCAACGGCAAACGCCGCTGGCCGGGCGGAGAACGTGCATTTTGCATGTGTCGTGAACATGAAGGACTTGGATTATCAAGAGATTCACGCAGCGAACAACTCTGCTGCTACCAACATAACGGTTGACCAGATGAACTTCATCATCACGGAAATCAAGTAACCATGGCAAGGAAGATACAATTCGCGGTCGACACCGCACTCAACTACATCAGGGTCACGGACTACGACGACGTGACAGGCGGTGTCTATTTCGACAGCAACAGCGTCCTGAACTGGGGCTTCAGCTACGAGCGCAAGGCGAACAGCCCTGCGTTGACGAACGCTCTGGCCGAAATCCGGTTCCACACCCCGTCGGGCTGGACTGAGTTCTTCGCCATCGCCGACTTGGAGTACTTCGACGTGGATGGTGCGCCTCAGGTGAACGCCACGCTTGCCGCCCTCATCACGAACCTTGCACCCTATATCTTCGCGTAATGGCACGTCAGATATTCATCAACATCGACACGACGCTGAATCAGGTCCAGATTACGGACTTCGATTCAGGTACAGGCTACGTTTTCTTGGACTATTTCGGGAAGGTGGGCCAGCCTGTGACGATGGAGCGCGAGAACACGCTTGCGCTGACGAACCTGAACGCGAGAATCAAGTTCACGACCATCATCGGTTCGACGATGCTGTTCTCTTATCAGGACATCAGCGACGTTCAAATCGACGGGGTGAGCACCGGGCCGGCAGACTTGGCGGATGTATTGGCGGCAATCGGCCCGTACATCTGGACCTCGGTTGGTGGCGGCTGCACTGGTGTTGCCATGTTCGAGTTCGGTGTCGGGAAGCAGAATAACGTCGAAGGGCGTATCAACTGGATTGGTGACATCGTGGATGTTTCCTTGACGAACGTGACATCATACACGCTTCACAAGAATGAGGTTCTTGTTCCGCAGCCGATTGCGTTCCCGTTGTCCATCACCCAGAACGACAGGCTGTATGTAACCGTTGTCCGGACGAACCCGGCAGCACTGGCGAGCGTCGATTTTCTTGTGGAGGGTGTCTCGGGCCTTCTGAAGTATCCTTCTCTGGACTACTACTACCCGATGTCCACAATATTCACGGAAACTGTCGTTCGGTTGCCGAACGAGTTCAATGAGACCTCGCTGGCTTTCCGTGCTGACAACCCGACCATCAACTGGTACGCCAACTACATCGCATCGAATCCTCTGGTCGATAATTTCGAGCTGATTATCCCCCCGAATACACCCTTGTCAACAGCAGGGGCAACCGTGTTCGGATTGAATGACCAGAGCGGTTCCAACACTCCTGCCGGTAGGCCGAACAGGACATCGTACTTCTTCGGTTTGTTACCGAACGTGTGGCAGATTTACGAGAAGCCGAACACACTCAAGGCTCAACTGAGCTTTAACCTCACCACAGGAAACTGGTTTAAGATTGTCGGAACGGTTGTCGCCGGTGTTGGAACCATCACGTACTACCGGTCCACGGACAACGGGGTGACTTGGACCCTGCTGTACACATCCTTGACGACCTATGCTGCCGGGACATCATTCTACTATGACTTCCAGCACGTTCTAGGGTCAGGTTCTTACGTCCGATTTGTATCTGCAAGACACGTACAGCTATGATAATCAAAATCAACGACCAATACATGGATGGTGCGATTTTCACCACCAATGACCTGCCGGAGGGGCTTAGCTTCTTCCCGGCATTCAAGGCCGGTACGCAGACATTCTGTTACTTGACGGATGGCATGACCGAGTATATCGCGGTCCCGTTCCAACCGGTCGGCATGCCAGACCCGGTCATCAACAACCTTCCTCGTATGGTAGGTGTCGAGTTGCTTGACATGTTCGGCCTGCCTCATGGAAAGCCATGAGCGCGATTATCCTAGACGGGCTTGACAGCGCGATTGTCGGGTTCACCACGGAGACGGAGCCTCGTGCCGTTTACGACAGCGATAAGATTCTTGCAATCCTCATGGACCGGGACGGGATGACAGAGGAGCAGGCCATCGACTACTACGAGTACAACATCGAGGGCGGGTATCTTGGTGAGGGCAGTCCCCTGTTCATCAGGGTGATGACGCTTGAAGAATTCGAGGAAATGCTATAGCTTTACAGGTATGAAAAACGACCCACGCAAGAAAGCAATCCGGACCGAGTACAAGATGGACAAGGCCGCGGCGAAGTCGAGCAAGCGTGCTGAGATGGCTGCAGTGAAGGGGAAAATCCCGAACACTTTCGAGGCCAAGGAGCGCATGTTCGAGAAGGGGCTGGACAAGTCCCCGATTATGAAGAGGGTAGCCCGCCGGAATGAGAAGACCGAGCGGGTCATCGTGGGCACGAGGTCTACTCCAATCAGCGGAGTCGGTGCGAAGTCCGGGGCCAAGCAGCCTGCGAAGGCATCTGCGTCTGGCAAGTCTGGGGTGGCCAAATCTGCTGTCGCTCCAATCCGTAAGGCTGCAATGACGAACGAGTCCCGCTCCAACCCGGAGAAAAGGGCTCAGGGTCCGCTTCCTAGCCGGTCCATCCCGGGCCGCAGGGGTGTCTCCGATGCTGAGATGAAGGCCAAGATTGAGGCGGCAAAGAATGAGACAGAAGGCGTTTGGAGACCCACAAAGAAGTAACCAATAACTTTTACGATAATGGCAGCAATGAGTTCAGGCCCTAGAAAGAGGGTTGTTACAAAAACAAAAGAGGAGTCTACTGGATTTTCAGGTAGCGGTGTCCTCAAAACCAAGAACGTTGTGAAACCAAATGGAGTCCAAAAGACAAAAACTGTCGAAAAGGGCAAATACTCTGGTGAGTTTTTGGAGCCAGCCGGGAAGACGCGACGTGATGTCGACATGTCAAAGAGAAACGCATCCGGGGACCTGATATCGGGTAAAACCAAATGGGTGAGCAACGAAAAAGGAGTTGGTGGCCGGTCCGGTTTTGTCGCAAAGACCAAAGCTGGAGGCAAAAGAACCACCCGGGGTATTGGCTCGAACAAGAGGTACTAATCATGGCAGAGGAGAAGCAGTACAGCTCGAAGAAGACCGAGGGTCTTCAGAGGAAGATGCAGGAGCTTTCGTTCCGCGACAATCAGGCTATGCGGCTTCTCTCTGAGCATGTTTCCCTTGTGAAGCAGGATATCGGCAAGAGGGCTGCATCAAGAAAGCAGTCCTCTGCTGGCCGAACCATCGGCCTTCAGTCGCTCGGTAGCTCTATTGACATCCCGGAGGGATACAATAAGGGTGGAAGAGGGTAAGTTTCCAACATTTTAACCTCAAAAGCATGCCGTCAGGTAAGAATCAAGACCGCGTCATGGCCGCTAAGATGGCCGCGAAGTGGGACAAGTCCAGTGCGAAAGCCTCCCTTGCGGATGCGAAGGCTGCAAAGAAGCAGGGATTCGCGGATGCTTCAGGAATCGCCAAGGCCAAGGCCGCTGTCACGTTGGCCAAGGCGAAGCGGGCTCCGTCTGTCAGTTACGCGAAGGGGAAAATCGATGCTGCCACGGCTGAGGCGAAAATCAAGAAATCCTACGAGGGCTCTGCCGCGTACCGGAAAATGAAAAAGTGACTTTAATTCAAGCAACACCATTCGTGAAGAGGTAACTTTGAGGTTACCTCTTTCTTTTTCGTAGATTTACATCCATGGCGGAGAAGTCAAAGATGAAATGCAACTCTCCCCGCCCGTCTGACCGGGCCGGGAAGAAGATGATGGTGAAAGCGTGCTCAGGTGGCAAGGAGAAACTGCTGCATTTCGGTGCGGAAGGCTACGGCCACAACTATTCGGACGCTGCAAGGAAGTCGTTCAAGGCCCGCCATAAGTGCGACAGCGCGACCGACAAGCTCACTCCGCGGCACTGGGCCTGCAAAAAGTTGTGGGCGGGGGCCGGGGGTTCCACGAAAAGCAGTCCTCCCGGCAGGAAAGGCAAGTATTGATTCAGGAAAATCATTAGATTTGCTACCATGAAAGCGCAAGGTCTTGGTGATACAATCGAGAACATCACTCGTGCGACAGGGGTTGCCCGTGTCGTCGAGGCCGTTTCAAAGGCTACCGGCAAGGAGTGCGGGTGTAAGTCCCGCAAGGACACGCTCAACCGCGTGTTCCCATACAAGCACAAGGAGGAAACGAAATGAAGCCATTTGAGCAATCCATGACGTGGTATGCGTCAGATGACATCAATATTCCGCACCCGTCCGGGTTTGTGATGCGGGATTCAATCACTGGTCTTGTCGCAAACAGGGTTGTTGCGACCGGATTGTTTCCGGATACAATCACATTCGAAGCCGGTGATGTCATCTGTGCCGAGTCCGATTGGGCCGTCGCGAAGATTATCAGGCGACTGAATGACGACGAGCTTGAGCTTGACAGGGACATCTTCGTCACCCCCGGTGGAAAATTTCGAATCTATCGCCAAAACAAAGGGACACCCGGCTCTGTTTACAACGTCGGAGGGTCGGCCAAGGACTTCAGGGTTCTTCAGTACGGCTTTGTTGATAGCGGGCTTTCAGAGCTGTTCACCGTTGCAGCCAATGAGGTGCTCCCGATGAAGGTGATTAGGGTCATGGACTTGGACACCACTTTGAAAAGATTCACTCTTCTCTTTTGATGAAAGAGTTTCTTGTAAGCATCGGCATCAACATTGGCTTGGCGGTCTCTGGCATGTTCGGCTCCCTCCTTCTGATTGGTAACCAAAAAGACAGGAGCTTGAGAGAGCAGATTATCTCGGTGATTGGCGGGACGATGGCCGCGAATTACATCACGCCGGTGGTTATTGTGGCCATGGGCATAACAGAGCCGTCCCTCTCATACGGGGTGGCGTTCATCGTGGGGTTCAGTGGGCTGAAAATCGTTGAGGCAGCATCTGACCGGGTTATTTCAAAGCTCAACGAGTTCAGAAAAAAGAAGTAATAGCATGGCCTTTGTAAGCAGAATTTCGGAGCACATCTCACTCGAAGAGGCAACAAGGTCATCCGTTGCTGAGAAGCACGGCATCCGTAACTTCCCGAATCAGGGGCATCTGGCCTCGATGAAGGCTCTTGCGCTCAAGGTGTTTGAGCCTCTCAGAGCAGCAATCGGAAAGCCAATCCGAGTCAACAGCTTCTACCGCTCACCGAGTGTAAACAAGCTCATCAAGGGGGCTTCGTTGACTTCCCAGCATTGCCTCGGTGAGGCAATCGATATTTCGGCTACCGAAGGGTTCACGAACAAGGACATTTTTTCGTACATTGTGTCCAACTTGGATTTCGACCAAGTAATCTGGGAAGCAGGCACGGATTCTGAACCGGACTGGGTCCACGTTAGCTACAAGACCCGTGGGAACCGGAAGCAGATTCTACAGATGAAAAGGGTCGAAGGCAAGCCGACGTACATAGTTCACAAAGACCTTTCGTTCATCGTCATCAATGAAGAAGTTTCTGAACCTGAGCCGGAAAAGAAGGTTTCCAAGAAGAAAAAGCCAGCTAAGCCGGCTGAGGGAAGTGAATTGGAATAATTTCCTGAAGGTCGTTGTTATATCGACCTTCATCGGGATGGTTTCCAGATGCATTCAGCAGGACGAAGAGCCCAAGCTCAGGCATATTTTCACCCATGAGGAGGCCGACTCTGTCCCGTACATCGTGTACAAGAACAAGCCGGTCCCATTCAGGGTCGTTGAGACCGATTCAATCCCTGTCCATGACACGTTGTGGCTCCCCGGTGACACTTCATACGTCCTGAGGCCGGTCGACACGGCTGCAATCATGCGTGACTACTTCGCAAGCGCGGAGTATTCGGACACCGTCAAGGACGACAGCAGCGCACTCATTGTCATAAACGAGCAGATTTCCCGGAACCGGATAGAGGCCCGGGAAGTGCTGTTTCAGAACAGGCGTGCCACGATGATTTACCAGCCCAACAACAATGCAATCGTCCTTGGTGTAGGCGGGACCCTCACTGGAATCGATGTCTCCGCCGGATTCAGGCATAAGAGGAACGTGATGAGCGTCACCTATTCCGACAAAGGAGTTGGCCTTCGATACCAGAGGGAGATTGTTGTCGGAAAATGATATATCTTTGTCGTGTACACTCTTGAAACATGAACAAAACGGTAGCTCAGGAAGACTTGAACACTGGCCGTCGGATTCAGGCCGAGAAAGACATCGTCCTCAAAAGGGTCGGCGAGCTCGAGTACCAGAAGCTGGCGTATCTGAAGAAGCTCGACGAGCTTGGAGAGGAGTGGGCAAAGTATTCAGAGTTCATGTCCCAGAAGTATGGTGACGGAGCTTCAATAAATATCAAGACCGGAGAGATTGTAAATGGCAAAGATTAGCACATACGCGACCGACAGCGTTGTTTCGGCATCCGACATGCTCATCGGCACGGACGCTGACAACAACAACGAGACAAAGAACTTCACGGCGGGGGCTCTTGCTGCCTTTGTGAACAACCTGTCCTCCATTACTCGCGAACTATTCGCATACAGCTTCGCCAATCAGGAGCCAACACCAGCAGACACTCCGCTACAGGTAGAGTTTGGTGCGGCGCAGGGTACGGTTTCCGACCCTGTGATGATTGATGTTGCAGGAGAAGTCACCTTTAACGAGGCTGGAGCCTATTTTGTCAAGCTGAAACTGACTGCAGACAAGAGAGCTGTGCCCGGGTATGCAATCATGTACATCCGCACTTTGATAAATGGCGCAGCTTATGGCCCTACCATGATGAAGGAGATGGACGCGAATGATTTTGCCGTATCGGTAGACAGCGTATTCCCGTACACGTTCGCCGCGGCAGACACGCTGTCTTTTGAGATTCTTATCTCGAGCAACGGGGTGCTTGCCGGAGGTTTGTATGACAGAGACCCGTCTCCTGCGCCATGGGCTGCTGTTCCTTCTGCATCCATCGAAATCTTCAGAATGAAATAATGGAATGGTTCAAAGGATTCTTTGAGGCTGGCAAGGACCAGAGCTCGAAAAGGTTGATGGGCATCACGTCCGGAATCGGCTTCATCTTGGTGTGCATGGCTGACACCATGCACATGTTCGAGGTCAGCCAGTGGGTGGCCTACTCTCTGGCCGGATACTCTGCCGCATGCTTGGGAATCACCACGATTGACGCACTCAAGCACAAAAAAGACGAAGGAATCTGATGTCGTCCCCGGTCGTCATGCGAGAAATCCGTAAGATATCAATCGGACCGGACCTGAAAGATGCGATGCACTACATCGTTGGGCAGCGTGTGCTCGGAGATACTCAGGAAATCCATTGCATCTTGTATAATGACATCACCGGGGCTTACCAGATTTTTATCATAAACCCAGAATCCGAGATACGCCTGTGGAAGGAGTTCCGGAACACGGTTCCAATTTCAATCGAATTCAATATCAACTTTTGAATGCAATCACCATTTTACTTCATTGTAAAACCGGTAGGCAGGAAAAGGTACTCAAACACAAAAGACATCTCAGGTGTAGAGGTTGTCGTAAGCACGTCTGAGGAGGACCACAGGTTCTCCAACAGGTATGCTGAGGTAATTGAGACCCCAGCCCGGTATAGCGGCCCTGTGAGGCCCGGAGACACGCTTCTCGTGCATCACAACGCATTCAAGTTCTACAACGACATGAAGGGTCGCAGGAAGAGCGGGAAGAGCTTCTTCCGTGAGGACGTGTTCCTCATCGAGCCTGACCAGTTCTTCATGTATTTCAGCGACGGGGGATGGCATGCATACGACAAGTACTGCTTCATCCGCCCGGTTCCTGCCGACAACTCATCTATCCTGAAGGGGGTCACTTTTGAGCCGCTCATGGGAGAGATGGTCTACCCGAACAAGTTCATCTCGGATAGCGGGATAAAGCCGGGGGACCGGGTTTGCTTTGCGCCCGAGACTGAGTACGAGTTCATCGTTGACGGGGAGCCGCTATACAGGATAATGGACCAGCACATCACGATAAAGCTATGATGGTCATCTACGACGAGGTCTTGAGCGACCCGGACTCATACGTCAGGGAAGTCCTTGGCGGTGATTTTATCGATGTGCAGGCGGGGGACCAGCTGTTCAAGGGGATACAGCCCCGTGAAGTTGACGAGTTCAGCGAATTCATCCGCAAGCGATTCGGCGGCGTGGTGGCATACAACTTCGTCAGGAGGTCTCCATCCGGTCAGGAGGAGCCTAATTTCATCCATTCGGACGAAATGATGGGGGATATCACGGCTGTTTTGTACCTTAACAGGCAGCACCCGGAGGATGAGGGCACAATCCTGTATGACGACGATGGTGTCCAAGCGATGAAGGCCGAGATGAAGTACAACAGGTGTGTTGTCTTCGATTCCCGGATTAAGCACTCGCGGGCGGTGTTCGATAATTTTGGCGATGGCGATGATGCCCGCCTTGTTCAGGTCGTTTTTATCTCGAAGCATGCAGGAGCATAACCCAAAGGAAATCAAAATGCGTATCATCGAGGCAGGATACAAGGCCATCGATGAGCTCATCAGTGTTGCGGAGGACAAGGTTTTCCGCAGCGGTGAAGAGGATACAGACCTTGGGGCCGACAAGCTGAAGAATGCCGCGGCCTCGAAGAAGCTGGCCATCTTTGATGCGTTCGAAATCCTGTCGAGGATAGAGGCCGAGAAAGCAGTAATGAGTGAAGAGCATGGCAAAGACAAGAAGTCAGACACAGGAAACCAAGGGTTCGCGGAGAGAAGGTCAAAGTAGCCTGTATCATGTCCTGTCCGGGGTGGTTCCTAAGAACATCCTCGAGAACAGGAATACCGGGAAGTCTTGGGATTACGGGTACGACGAGCACTATGACATCATCGTCATCTCCAAGACGGGGATGATTGGAGACATCGTTTCCATTCAGGGGCTGAAGATTGCATTGCCGGCAATGACCGGAATGGAGTATCTTCAAAGTTACCCGGAAACGGCCAAGCAGAAGTGGGAACGACACGAATTGCCCAAGGCTCTCGCCAAGATACCATCGATTTTCAAGTGGAACGAGATGCCCAAGGACTTCCGGGATTCTTGGGTCGACTACATCGAGAACGAGTTCGACAGGCGCGAACAGGGGCTGTGGTTTGCGAACAACGGGAAGCCGACCTACATCACCGGCTCGCACTACATGTACCTCCAGTGGTCGAAGATTGACATCGGCTACCCTGACTTCCGGGAGGCAAACCGGATTTTCTTCATCTTCTGGGAGGCATGCAAGGCCGACCCCCGGTGCTTCGGGATGTGCTACCTGAAGATTCGTCGTTCCGGATTCTCGTTCATGTCTTCATCAGAAGGGGTGAACACGGCCACGCTGGCCCGTGATGCCCGGGTTGGAATCCTGTCCAAGACCGGTGTCGACGCAAAGAAGATGTTCACGGACAAGGTGGTCCCAATCAACAGCAACCTTCCGTTCTTCTTCAAACCTGTGCAGGACGGGATGGACAAGCCGAAGACAGAGCTTGCATACCGGGTCCCGGCTTCGAAAATCACCAAGAAAAACCTCAGCTCGTTCAACACGTCCATCATGGATGGCCTCGACACGACAATCGACTGGAGGAACACCGAGGACAACTCATACGACGGCGAGAAACTGCTCCTGCTCCTGCACGACGAGAGCGGGAAGTGGGTCAAGCCCGTGAACATCCTGAACAACTGGCGTGTCACCAAGACCTGTCTCAGGCTTGGTTCCAGAATCATTGGAAAGTGCATGATGGGCTCAACGTCGAACGCACTCGACAAGGGCGGCTCCAACTTCAAGAGCCTGTACATGGACTCAGATATCACGAAGAGGGATGCGAACGGGCGCACAAAGAGCGGCCTGTATTCGCTGTTCATTCCCATGGAGTGGAACTTTGAGGGATTCATCGACATGTACGGGATGCCTGTGCTCCGGAAGCCTGAGAAGAAGACATACGGACCCGACGGGGCCCTCATCAAGAATGGGGCAATCGACTACTGGGAGGCGGAGGTCGACTCGATGAAGAACGACGCAGATGCGCTGAATGAATTCTACCGCCAGTATCCCCGGTCTGAGAGCCACGCCTTTAGGGATGAGAGTAAGTCTGCGCTGTTCAACCTGACCAAAATCTACCAGCAGATTGACTACAACGACTCGCTCATCGAGGCCCACCACATCACCCGCGGGACATTCAGCTGGAAGGATGGAATCAAGGACTCCAAGGTGGTGTTCAACCCGGACCCACGGGGAAGGTTCTATTTGGCATGGATGCCACCACGGGAGATGCAGAACAGGGTTTACGAGAGGAGCGGGATGAAGCACCCGGGGAACGAGCACATCGGGGCGTTCGGGTGCGACTCCTATGACATCTCTGGTGTCGTTGATGGGCGTGGGTCGAACGGGGCCCTGCATGGCCTCACGAAGTTCCACATGGACGACAAGGCCCCGACAAACCAGTTCTTCTTGGAGTACATCGCAAGGCCGCAGACCGCGGAGATATTCTTCGAAGAGGTCTTGATGGCGTGTGTTTTTTACGGGATGCCAATCTTGATTGAGAACAACAAGCCGAGGCTGCTGTATCACTTCAAGAACCGCGGCTACCGAGGATTCTGCCTGAACAGGCCGGACAAGGAGAAGCACAAGCTGTCCAAGACAGAGCTGGAGCTGGGTGGCATCCCCAACTCATCAGAGGACGTGAAGCAGGCGCACGCCGCAGCAATCGAGTCTTACATCGAGAAGTACGTCGGGTTCGATTTGGAGGGCCGGTTCCGGGACCCCGACCTAATCGGGACGATGCCGTTCCACCGGACGCTCGAGAACTGGGCCAAGTTCGACATCAACAACAGGACCGCGTTCGACGCATCCATCAGCTCCGGGCTTGCAATTATGGCAAACCAGAAGCATCTGTATCAGCCGGAAAGAACACAATCCAAAATATCCGTTAAATTTGCTACCTACAACAACAGCAGCACCATAAGCCGCCTGAATAAATGAAGAAGGATATCAAGGTGGAGGTCCAGCCCGCCGCATTCCCGGACCAGTTCGTTTCCGACAGCAAGAAAGAAACGCCTGAATTCGGGCTGAGGATAGGGCAGGCCATACAATATGAGTGGTTCCGTCGTGACGGGAATCATGGTCGATTCTACTCACAATGGAATGAATTCCACAAGCTGCGGATGTATGCCCGTGGTGAGCAGTCCGTGCAGAAGTACAAGGACGAGATTGCCATCAACGGGGACCTTTCCCACCTGAACCTCGACTGGACACCAGTCCCCATCATCCCGAAGTTCGTCGACATCGTCGTGAACGGGATGTCAGACCGCCTATTCAAGGTCAAGGCTTATGCTCAGGATGCCATGTCGCAGACCCGCCGGTCCCAGTTTCAGGACATGCTTGAGGGGCAGATGGTCGCGAAGCCGTTCCTAGAAACGATTCAGAAGCAGTCCGGGGTCAATCCGTTCGTGATGGACCCGGAGGAGCTGCCAGAGACTGACGAGGAGCTGTCGCTGTACATGCAGCTCAAGTACAAGCCGGCCATCGAGATTGCAGAGGAAGAAGCCATCAACACCATTCTCGACGAGAACAACTACCACTATGTCCGCCAGCAGTGCGACTACGACATGACCGTCTTGGGTGTTGGTGTCGCAAAGCACGAGTTCTTGCGTGGGGCTGGTGTGAAAATCAGCTACGTCGACCCGGCGAACTGGATTTACAGCTACACGGAGGACCCGTACTTCAGGGACTGCTTCTATTTCGGAGAGATTAAGACGGTTCCGACCACGGAAATCATCAAAATCAACCCGGACATCACAGAGGACGAGCTCGAGGAGATTGCGAAGTGCGGGCAGAGCTGGTACGACACATACAATACCCCGGCCCTGTACGAGAATTCCCTGTTCAGCAGGGACTCGTGCACGCTGCTGTACTTCAACTACAAGACCACGAAGAAGGTCGTCTACAAAAAGAAACTGCTGGAGAACGGGAATGCCCGGGTAATCGAGAAGGACGACACGTTCAATCCTCCAATGGAGATGATGGACGACGGCCAGTTCACCAAAATCGAGAAGACAATCGATGTCTGGTATGAAGGCGTGATGGTCATGGGCACGAACTATCTGCTCAAGTGGCAGATGGCCGAGAACATGGTGCGCCCCAAGTCGGCATCCCAGCATGCAATCCCGAACTACGTGGCGTGCGCCCCGAGGATGTACAAGGGGAACATCGAGTCCCTTGTCCGCAGGATGATACCATTTGCGGACCTCATCCAGCTTACGCACTTGAAGCTGCAGCAAGTCATTTCCAGAGTGGTCCCAGATGGCGTTTTCATCGACGCTGACGGCATCAACGAGGTTGACCTTGGCACTGGGGAGGCTTACAACCCAGAGGACGCTCTGAGGCTCTATTTCCAGACTGGTAGCGTAATTGGCCGCTCGTACACTCAGGACGGTGAATTCAACAACGCACGCATCCCGATTCAGGAGCTCACATCGAACAGCGGGGCATCAAAGACACAGATGCTCATCACCAACTACAACCACTACCTCGACATGCTCAGGTCTGTGACCGGCCTGAATGAGGCGAGAGACGGCTCTGACCCGGACCCGAACTCCCTTGTCGGTGTGCAGAAGTTGGCTGCATTGAACTCGAACACGGCCACACGCCACATCCTTGAGGCCGGCCTGTACATTTTCAAGACAATCGCGGAGGCGTTGACCTACCGGGTGGCGGATATCCTGCAGTATGCTGACTTCAAGGACGACTTCGCAAACAAGATTGGGAAGTACAACGTCGGAATCCTGAATGAAATCAAGGACCTGTACATCTACGACTTTGGTATCTTCATTGAAATCTCACCGGATGAAGAGCAGAAGCAGCAACTTGAGAACAACATCTCAATCGCCTTGCAGAAGGGAGACATCAACCTCGAGGACGCAATCGATATCCGGGAGCTCAGGAACATCAAGCTGGCGAATCAGCTTCTCAAGCTCAAGCGGGTCAAGAAGATGGAACGCGAGGAGAAGATGGAGATGCAAAAGCAGGCCATGGTGTCCCAGCAGCAGCTCAAGTCCCAAGAGATGGCATCGCAGCTTTCGCTACAGAAGATTCAGATGGAGACTCAAAAAGCCATACAAATAAAGCAGGCCGAGATTGCATTTGAAATCGAGAAGCTCAGGGAAGAGGCGAACCTGAAGAAGCTGTTGATGGCCGAGGAGTTCAAATACACGCAGCAGATTTCCGCGATGACCAATGACAATCTTTCAAAGCGCGAGCGCGAACGTGAGATTGAGAAATCAAAGCGAATCAGCCAGCAGAACACCCAACAGAGCAACCTTATCAACCAGAGGAAGCTGAATTTACCACCCCTGAATTTCGAATCCAACGAGGACTCGCTGGACGGATTCGGCATGGAGGAATTCAACCCAAGATGACATTTGAAAAATTTTCACTAAAATTGCAATGTAATGGAATTTACGGTAAGAGAAATACCTAGCGTAGGCGAAACCAAGAGCCTTCCTCAGCGTGAAGCGGAAATCATTGCCGCTGCAACAGAGGAGCCAACTCAGGGCGCACAGGTCGAGTCGGCATCCGCCGAGCCGGCTGATGATGGTCTGGACGAGGGAAAGGTCTTGTCATACCTGAGCAAGAGGTACAACAAGGAAATCAAGTCGTTCGACGAGCTTTCTCGCGAGCGTGAGGAATCCGAGCCGCTTCCAGAGGATGTGTCTGCATTCCTGACGTTCAAGAAAGAAACCGGACGCGGGATTCAAGACTTCATCAAACTTCAGGCGGACTATGAGTCCATGGACCCCGATGCCATGTTGAAGAGCTATCTCCGGGAGACCGAGGAAGGCCTTGACGACGACGACATCGATGCCATGATGGACGATTACTCGTATGACGAGGAGCTCGACGACGAAACCACCGTGAAGAAGGCCAAACTGGCCAAAAAGAAAATGATTGCCAAGGCGAAGTCCTACTTCGCTGAGCAGAAGGAAAAGTACAAAGTCCCGCTTGAGTCAAGCCGGGCTTCCATTCCAGATGCTGAGCGTGAGGAGTACGAGTCCTACAAGCAATACATGCAGCAGTCAAAAACGCTCCAAGAGGAGCAAGAGCGCAAGCGTCAATGGTTCTCCAAGAAAACCGACGAGTTGTTCAGTCAGGAATTCAAAGGTTTTGAGTTCAATGTGAAGGACAAGAAAATTGTGTTCTCGCCCGGTACTTCATCCGAGCTGAAGTCTCTTCAGTCGAATCCGTCCAATTTCATCTCAAAGTATTTGGATGAGAGCGGACTGATTAAGGATGCAGCCGGATATCACAAGGCGTTATCTGTTGCGATGAACCCTGAAAAATTCGCCCAGTTCTTTTATGAGCAGGGAATGGCCGATGCTGCTGATGGCCTTGACCGAAAAATCAAGAACATCAACATGTCTGAGCGTCAGACCCCTCAA